CTTTTGCAAGAGCTGCAGCAAACTTATCATAGAATAACTTTTGAGTATTCTTTCTTAATCCCGTGCTAGCAAATAATGTTTCAGCCATCTTAATAGATAGAGAGTTTACACCCCATGGAGCAGACTCATACATACTAGGCTTAGGTGCTCCTGTTGGGCCAAACCCTGCGCCAATTCTATGCATTGCTCTACCCTTAAGAACATTACCAATCATTCCGCCAATATTAAATCCATTTTCTGCAGTTTTGAATGCGTTATCCGATAGGCTAACAGAATGACCCTTTTGTCTGCGCTTTAATTCATCTGCTGCAATCATTTTAGCAATAGCTGCTGGAGTCATTGTTTTTTCTGGAGACATCTTTAATGATGAATGAACTCCGTGCAAATCTCCATATGTTTGTCTTCTTGCGTCAGAGAGTCTTTGAATCATTGCATTATAAACAACCTTCTCTTCTGAGTTTAAATCGAATCTACTTATTGTTTGTTTTAGCTTAGGCAAAGCCTCATTAATCTCTTGAAGCATACGATCATTGTATTGATCTGCTGTCATACCCTTTGGAATACCTGCAGTTGACTCAGCAAAGAATTTCTTTGCTCCGCTTCCCTTTACTCCCATTAAGTTAACCATTGCTTGGTGTTTAAATGAAGGCATTGTTGCAGAGTAATCTCTTGGTCCAGAAGCTGCCCCAAACACACCTGCTGGTCCTACATCTGCAAGGATATTGCCTGATAGATTTCCTCTACCTAGATCTTTATCTCCACGCAATGCTGACGCTACTAGTTGTCTGAAGTATTGATCGGATGTAAACTTGCCATCTTGATTTGCTATAGCTGGATTATACTTTGACTCCAAGGCAAGAAGCGTTCTGGATCCCGTTGGATCTGTTGGGTCTCTCATCACAACAACTCTCTGGTTAGGAGTCTGTAGTCCATGTACGTCACGAGCAATCTCTGTTGCTCTTAATTCAGCAAGTGCCGCTTTCTCATCTAGTACTGGCTTAACAAAAACTTTATCTCCGCCCTTATTATAAATTCCACCGATTCCAGCAACAGGGAAACTTCTTCCCGATGTTGGCTCTAGTAATCCATCATAATCAGTTACTGGAGTCTTGCTAAATCTAGAATCTTTGACTGCTTGATTTGCCTTTTCCATTGCAGCTTTTGCTGCTCTTTGAGCCTCTACTTGCTTAATAGTTCTAGGCATTCCCAAGAACAGGGCTTTGCCGCCACGGAATAGTTTTTGTGCAAACTGTCCTGGTACCATTCCTCCAGCATTTAGCTTTCTACCTTTTTTAGATTTTAAGAAATCCATAAATACTTTTGTTATTCCGAAGTTATGCTTTAATCTTAAAGGAGCTTTAATAATTCTTTCTTCAGTTCCAGGACCAGTTCCTAAACCTAAAACTTTTCCTATTGTATCAATAGCCATTCGTCTTTCTGTTTCAGTTTGTGGTAATCTGTCTTCAAAAGGATTGTCGCTTCCTTGTGTTAGTCTTGAAAAAGTGTTTGTCCATTTATTTATTTCATCATTTCCTGCTTGTGCTTGACCAAAATTACCTTTAGTGCTTAATGTATTCTGTGCCATGACTCTGTCATGCTCTGTAGCATAGCCATGCGTGTTTGGAACCCACTTTTGAATTTTGTCATCCCATGCGGATCTACCAAATAATTCCATTTGTAATCTTTTAACTTCTCCTGCATTTGCAAATCCCATTTTTGTTAATGTGGAAAGCAAAGATGGTGATGGATGAACAGCTGAGTCTCTTTTAGCTACTGGAGTAGGCTGCATTTTTCCACTGCCACTTCTTAATGGTGCTTTTATAAGCCCTCCGCCTATTTTTTTATCTAGCTCTCTTGTTTGCTTTTCTTTTATTTCACGCATTCTGTCATCATTAATAGTATCTGTTTTAGGATCATAGGAATACTGTCTTGCTTCGTCGTATAGTTTTTTTGCAGTACGAACAGATTCAACTTCTGACATACCTAAGCTATTAAGGACTGCTGCATCATGCATAACATGTCTTACTTGATTATCTTCTAAAAAGTTTTTTGGAACATATAGCCTTGAAGCATATGCAGATGCCATTCTTATATTTCGCTCTGCTTGTGCTCTTATTTTGCCGCCATCAAATCTTCCCATGCCCGAGGTATTGCCTGGCCCGCCATTTAATTGAAGCATTAACCCTGGGTCACGTTGAGCAATATTTGCTGGAATAACCGCTTCTCCAGGAGTTAGAACAACTGGTACCGCTCCCCCAGCATTTCTAAATGTTGGGGTGCCCCCAAGTAGCTTACTAATTGTTGGCATATTTTGTTCTGTAGATTTTTTATTAATTACGAATGCGCCTGGTTCTGCTGTTGTGTGGTATGTGTCTGTGTTGCCTGTACCAGGAACAATGCCACCCCGAGCAAACTTAGGCTTTGTTGTTTGAATATTATATCCTGCGCCTGAAGTTCTTACTCCACCAAGTGCTCTTGCAATTCTATCTACAAGGGTTTTTGTTGAGCCTTTGTGGAACATTTCTTTCATATTTGACTTACCGCTGACTGGATCAACTACTGGTTGAGATGTAAGTGGTACTGTAGTTAAGTTTGCTGTTCTTCCCATTGACGTTGCGGTCATTGCTGTCGTTTCGGCAAGCATTGCCTCAACTGTTGCATTTAGCTGTATTACTTTTGCTCTTGCTTGATCTACTGTTATCTTGCTTGCCTGAAGCTGCTTAACAATTGCTTCGGTTTCTAATGCGGCCATTTGAGTAATTTCAGAAAATTGTGGTAGCAATGCTTGATATGAATCTGATAGTCCAGAGGTAATTGTGCCTGTTGCCATGACCTCAGCCTTTAATACTTTAATTTCTGCTTCCGATTGCATTGCAATTGCCGCTGTCATTGCATGCCACTTTGCTGCTTCTTGTGCAACAACACCTGTTGATATTCCATTTACAGATGTAACACCTGGAATCTTTGGAAGATCTTGATTCATGTAAGCCTGTGGATTTTTACCAATTCTAATATTTACTGGAGACGCTCCTGGCACTGTTCCAAATATAGTTCCTGGCTGTTGTGTCTGAGCTGGAATCATATGAGACATATCTCTTGTGTATGCTTCGCCAACTAGTGGGTTATTCTTATCAACATACCTTTGTCCGCCTGGAGTTCCAGCTGCAATTACTCCGCCTGCAAGTGTTGAGATTCCTGGCTGTACTGCAACCTTTGCAGAGTTAGCCTTTATTTCAAGAGTATCAAATGATGCGGCAAGAGTATTTATTGCATTTGTTAATACAACAGTTGCTTCTGTATCCGAGTAGAATGATGTAGCAAGACCTTTAGCTGCAGCATCTGCTGCCATAATTTCTGGAGTAAGTAATTTAAATCCTTGTCCGCCTTTTACTAGCTGTCTTAGGTGAAATATTCCCTTGATGACATATCCAATAAAGTTGCCCATAACACCAGCCAACATAATAATTGGTCCAGATACTGCGGTTATTCCTCCTAGTACATTTAGGAATGTCTTTACTGGCTGTGGAAGCTTCTGGAAGAACTTAATAATTCCATCTACCACTTCCAAAACCTTTGTGCTAATTGTTAAAAATTGATTTCCTACTGATGCAAGATCTGCTTGAACTGAAGCAAGAGCTCTCTTAAATTTACCAGATGCTGACTCTGTCAACATACCTAATTCTCGGGCTGAAATATTTGCAAGATCCGTTGCGCTTGACTTCATCAAATCCATTACCTGAAGCGTCTGGGATCCTTCTTTTCCTAAGTTTGCAAATAGAGCGGACATTCTTGCATACTGGAATTTACCGAATAGCTGCTCAATTGCTCTTGATTTGCTTAGTGGGTCTAAGTTGTCTAGGGCTGATTGAAGATCCATAATTGTCGCAGTTAGGTTGCCTGCGTTAGATGTTACAATCTGATCAATATCTATTCCAAAGCCATTAAACATTTCTTTAGCAACCTTTGTTGGGTTGATAAGAGAAGCCATTGCTGACTTAATTGCGTTAGCACCTTCTGATGCGTTTACTCCGCCTTCTTTCATTGCAGTTAAATACAATGCTAAATCTTTTACGTCTCCTCCAAGAGACTTTACGACTGGGCCTGCTTTAGGAATTGCTTCAACTAAATCTGCTAGGCTTGTTGAGGTTTGGTTTTCAACTGCGTTAAGGAAGTCAATAGACTGTGTAAGTTCTTCAGTGCTTGACTTAAATGCATTCTGAATAGCAAGAGTTGCCTTCATGGCCTCTTGTCTATCTACTTCTCCAAGGATCGCAAGTCTAGAAGTTTCTTTTGTTGCTTCAAGTAGTGCTTGTCCCTGTTGTCCAGTTGCAGCTAAATCTGCGGCAAGTCCGATTGTATCTTTATATGCAATGCCGTATGCTCCCGCAATTTCTCTTGCTGTTTCTGAAACATCTTTTCTTACTTTTGCAAGCTCTACTGCAGATACTGAAGATAGCCCACCGTAAACCTTTTGCAGTCTGACTAACTCTTGATCAGCTTCTCTAAAAGCTTTTTGTGCAGCCATACCGAATGCTGCTAGTGGTACGGTTAATCCTACTGTTAACTGACGACCTGCCCACTGAGTATTCTTACCCCAGTTAATAAGACTCGTTGCTCCATCATTCATCACTTTGTTCATGATGGCAAGCTCTTGTCTTGCTATTGCTGTCTTATTCTTTACTTCGTCTAGACCCTTTGCAACCATTACGTTATACTGCATCAAGCCCTGTGCGTTTTTACCTACAGGTTGAATAATTGCTTGCTCAAGCATTACTTGCTGTTTTGCAAGGTCTCTAACTAGATTGCTAGTCCTCTTTGTATGCCCGCTCCATGTGTTGTAGTAGTCATTTAGCTTTAGTCTGCCTCTGTCTAAATTTTTGCCAAACTTTTCTACATCTGAAGTGAGGGATACGAAGTGTTGCGAGAACTGGCCTGTTGATGTAAGCGTTGTTGCAAACGCCTTATTCATTACTGCAATTTGATTTGCAAGCTTAGCGTTAGTTCCCGCTGTAACTTCTTGTAACTTTAAGAGTTGGGCAGTAGTCGCAGCCAGTTGGGTTCTTAAGCCCGTAAAGTCTGCGTTGGCGGTAATATTGGTGGTGATTAAATTATCTGCCATATGTATATGTTACTCTATAGAGTATCCTAATCCTGCTCCAATGCCGAATCCAGCTTCGCTGGCAAATGCTCCTTGTAGTCCAACAATATCATCTGCTGATGCGTTGATTCCAAGTGCTTTTCTTCTAACATCTTCGAAAGACGACTCCTCCTTATTTTGGTTACTGCTTTCATTTAACTCAACACCTTGAATCGAAGCTAAGAACTTTCTTTTCTCTGATTCCGTTTTTTGCATTGACTTAAAAGTCTGGACCATCTCTGGCATTGAAAGATTATCTTCTAGTTCTTCGTAATTTTTCCAATTACCTAAAAGAAATACTTCCCCTTCTAAAGCGGCTAGATCTAGTTCTGACCAGCCAGTACCGCTGCCGCTAGTAGGTTTGGGTCGTCCATCTTAATTCCTCCGCAGATCTCAAGGATGCGGTTGATTGTTGGAACGTCAAGTGTGTCTTCAAATGCGTCTTTATCCTTTACCAATTCAGGCAATTGCTTTTCTAGGGCTACTGCACATGCTTCGATAAGAATCGTGAGTGTTTCGTCTTCTGATGTTACTTCTTGTGTCTTCTGAATGACCTTCATAAACTTACGAAGCTCTTTAATTGTTAAAGGCTTAAGTTTAACGGTTGCGCCATTTTGTAGCTGAATTTCTTCAACATCGTATACTGTTGTTGCCATTTAATCCTCCTAGGATCTAGTCTTAATTATTGTATCATATTGAGAATATAATGGCAATAAAAAACCCCCCAATTTCTTGAGGGGAATTTTATTAATTAATTAATATTAATTATAGCCAGGTGCGGTCTACGATTGTACCGTATTCTGCGCCTGCGTCTGCTGATGCTCCTGATGGAAGCAAACGGAATGTTACTGGGAATGTTGATGCTGCGTTACGAGCCAAAGAGAACTGTGACTGTTGTACAGAAAGAACACGACGTGCATAATATACACGCTCAGTCTTTGATGATTCTGCAGTTGTTGGAGCCTGTCCAATTGCAACTAGCTGACGCTCAACTGGAGCTTCTCCTAGTGCACCTGCTGCAAGACCTAGCTTCTTACCGTTTTCAGTAAGAGTTGCTTGTGACTGACCAAATACGGCAAGAACGTTCTCAAGAGTTCCTTCTGCCATTTCTGTTGCAATCATAACTTCCATTGTCTCCTTGAACAGCTTAGCTGTATCAAGAAGCTGATCTACTGTTACTGAACCGTATGATGGGTTGTAAGTAATTTGAAGACCGTTGTTTGTAAATCCGACGTTGCGGTATGCAGCTCCTGAGTTTGCAAGAGTTGCTGGTGCAACTGCTGAACCTGTGGTTGCATCTACTGCGTTAAGAGTTGCTGTGTATGACTCTCCTGCAACGTATGGTCCTGGTGTAGCTGATGTTCCATTCTTAAATGCTGGGACTGTCTTATTACGTCCAGCAGCGCCTGTGATAGCTGTTCCTGGAACCATGTTTTCTACGTAACCTGATGTAGTAGAATCTTCTACTGACAAAAATAGTGGTGACGCACCAACAAGAATGTTTCTAGCATTACCTGTGTTTTGTGCCATGTTGTATAACCTCCATTAAATAAATATATATATATTGACTTACTTTAAATCAAGCTGGCTAGGCTCATTTCCTCTTATGTCCAATTTTACTGGATTAAGCCTTTAAAAGCAACTAGGCAAATCGGCCTAGCCTATCGGTGACTCTAGAGTATTTGACCTCTAGTATTACGTCTGCTGACAGGAACCCCTGAAGTTCTTGAGATGGCTCAATTGGAGAGGTTTCTGTAATATGAATGCTGTGGAAAATTAATTTATTTGTGGTCTTTAAGGAATTGACATCCTTTGCAGATTCGTCCATTCTTCTGAAAAGGTCTGTCATGAGGTTTCTCATCTCATAGATTTCTGTTACATCTGTTGAATAAATGGTGAACAAAACCTTCTCACAGCATATTAGCCAGTTCTCCTCATAGGATAAACCAATTTTGTCATACACGATGTGCTTCTTGCCGTTTAGGAATTGATCCATTTCTGGCAATTGCTGGACTGGAACAATAGGAATTATCTCTGTTCCAAGGTTGTCTGAGTAATAATCGTTCTGATTAAACATTCCCGTCGACTTTAATTGTGTCCATAGGAACTTGCGAAGCTCGAACATTGCGTCTATCTTATAATCTACTGTCATAGTGAGCCTCCAAATGATGAACTTAATGCTGCGTCCGCCTGCATTCTTATTTTACCAGCACTGAAGCTATACTGCACCTTTTTAATATTAATTGGGACATTTAGGGCTTTAGCTATCTTAGCATTGAAGATTCTTTGGAATCCAGATGAACGTATTGAAGAGTTTACTAGTTGCCCGCCAAAAAATCTACCATATGTGAGAGCAAACTGATTTGTTGCCGCCCTGCCTCCAGGCCTCTTGACGGTCACAGAGGTTCCTTTAGGCATAAATACTGTTGCACCATCTAATTCAAATACTAAGCGCTCTGCTGACTTTGGGCGAATTACTATGGGCATTCCCTCCTCCATCACGGTAGCCTTATTACTAAATACATATTTTCTTTTTTGCTTTTTGTTCTTAGAAGGAACTGCTGATTTAGATAACTTAAAGTCACGACCTATTCTAAATGAAAGTCCGCCCGTGTCTATTAGATATAAATCAAATAATCTAAATGAGGGATTACCTGTCTTATTCCATTCATATACGTGGTGAAGGCTTTTAGGCTTTGTTCTTGCCTGAGCATCTACATACTGACCGAAGTCTTTTTCTATTTGATTAAATATGGTTGTTTTAAATAAGTTTTTAAATTCGGCATTTGATGTCAGCTTAGAAAGGACTGCAGCTTCATAGTATAGGAATGCTGATATCTGGGCTACTGTGCTGTCCTTGATTACTCCTGGAACTGATCCAGCCATCAATCTTTCTAGACCGCTAGATGCTTGCAGTAATGCTACGCTACTGTCCAATTACCTGACTCTCCGATCTTTTTATAGTGGCGTTATATCCAACAATTCCACCTAGTGGTTCTGTCATTGGAACAACACCCATTACTTCAAATACTGTCGGAGTGTTATTTGGAAAGTTAATTTCTTCCCATATTACGGTGCCATCTAGATTTCTGATGTTTGTAATCTTTTCTCTAAAGGTAACCTTTGTTGCAGTTCTTACTTGTAGTACCTGATCATTTAAATACTTATTAGAAAAGACTTGCTTGTCTCCAGCCGTTCTTGAAGATGAGTTGCTTACTGTACCTTTAGCACTGCATGGTACTGTTCTAGTAAACTGCCACTCTTTTTTTAAAGCCCCTGTCGACTCATCCTGTGTATCGAATTGTTTATAGACATCCATAAGCATAGGAAAGACTGAATCAATAATGGCATACATTAGATCAGAACCATTTGAGTAATAACATACGGATTAAGAAGCTGGTCTACATATAGATTGCCAGTTCCCTTTGATGCCGATGCATTATACTCAAAGCTCCAGTCAAATGTCTTGATTGATTTGATATACTTATTTCTCCAGACCTTGTCCTTTGAGAAGTAATCTTTCATCAGTTCAACTGTAGCAAGCTGGACCTTATCTGGAACAGATTCCCATCCAAATTGTCCTACTATCTTGTACTTAATATTTTTAGAAAATACACCGTTAAATGTATCATTAATTGATGGCGGAACTAAACCATTTGCAACATATACCGTATTATCCAATAGGTTAGTTCTGTTTACTCTTACCCCGAATCCAGTCTCTGAAACAATTGGATCGTACAACCAGTTATTGACTTTAGGAGTAGCAAGATTGTCCACTAGCAATATATCATTAGAGTAGATCTTATATATCTTGTTTAGTTTAGCTGGAAGAGGGAGTGTGTCTGAATCATCTCCATAGATTGATTCTTCTCCTGAGTATAGATAAAAGTCTTGATTTGTAAAATCTTCTACTATCTTTCTTGCATATCTTTCTGCTGCCTGTAGATCTCCGTATGTCTTATAATTTGGATCGCTTGGGTCTGCCCCAAAGTTCAAATCATCTATCTGTTCATTGATATTGATATAAGGAGATACTACATTAGCATATGTGGTATGTGTTCCTACTGCCCCGCCTGAAACTGTATACTGCCATACAATCTTAAAGTTTCTAGGATATGACGAATACGAAAATGGCAACACTATTTGATAGGTACCAATATCTGTCTCTACCGCCGTTGCATTAATCGTTGACAATATAGTTGTCGGTAGTATGACATTGGTTGGATCTTTTGTTACGTCATAAATCTTTGCTGTTACAACGCTAGAAGGTGTTATTAGTTCACCCTCCCAATAGATCTTTGTTCTAATTGGTGAGTTGCTGTTTACGTATATCTCTGCCATGTTATAGGCTTAGATTAGTTGTAATACTCCTGAACTTCCTTTGGAGTTGCTAATCTGAAGCCCTCCTCCTTATCAAAAATTTCTTGAGCATTGTCTTCTGTCATTGCAATAAACGGGTGCTCTCTTGTAAATGTAAATCCATTAATATCATACCTGAAGTTTTCTCTAGTCATTCTAACTAGCACTGTGTCTTCTGGCTGAGCATTTGGATCAAATCTTGGAAGAATCTCTTCTGCGTTCTCGCTGAATTCATCTGTCGAATCTTCGATGTCCTTAATAGTCTTTTGATAAACAGACCATGTGACTCCCTCTTCTGCAAGGGCGGCAACGATATCTGCCTTACTCTTAATACCATCAGTATCAACTGCAAAGTCCTCTGCAATTTTTCTGAGTTCTGCTACTTTCAATGTCTCGAATGACATATTATCTCCTTTGTTAGGTTATTCAATTATAGCATTGATAAATTAAAATGAAAAGCCCCCAAAATTAATTGGGGGCCTTTCGAGGGTTTTATCTTAAATTAATTAAGAAGCAACCTTAACGTTCTTTACAACGACCCAAGCGTCAGCTTGTTCGATCTGGACGCCAACACGAGTATACATTGTGTACTCGATTGAGTCCTTACGTGGCCAGAAGAAGCGGTAGACTGTTACGTCACGCTTAACTCCGATAACTACGTTATTTGGGAATGACAAGTGAATGTCTCCGTGTGATCCTGTTGGTGTTGTGTAATCACCAGTCTGTGTCTCGTTAAGAAGTGGTACTTCAACAATCGGAATACCGAATGCGAATGGTGCCACGTATCCTGCTGGTCCACCTAGTGGTGCGACTCCGCCACGGATAACGCTTGAAGCGATGTCCTGTGGGATTGTCTGGTTTGTTCCAATGCTGTTAGCATATAGGAAATCCTGAATCAAGTTTGATCCAGCAAGGAAGCGAAGGTCTCCACGACGTTGCTTGTACTTACGTGGCATAGCCTTAAGTGCCTTGTTGA